CGTCTAATCCACGTACTAGAAACGGGAGCTAGTCCAACTACGGCAGAGGCAGATGACTCGCTCACTGCGCTCAACGATATGCTTGATGAGTGGAACACCGACAGAGCATATGTGCTAAGTATCGATGAGTCGTCGCTGACTTGGCCCGCAAGTACAGAGTCGCGCACTATCGGTGCGACAGGTGACTTCGTGCAAGCGCGCCCGGTAGAAATTGCTAACTCTACATTTTATACAGACGCTAACGGTAACGATTACAACTTACGCATGTTACGCACTAGAAGCGGATACACGAGCATCGTTGACAAGGATACAACCAGTGAGCTTCCAGAGTTCTTTTACTATGAGCCTTCTTACCCTAACGGTACGATGTATCTCTGGCCTTCGCCGACGGCTGCGTTCACTCTCAAGCTACATACGTGGACGCAGCTCACGGCTTTCGCGTCGCTTGACGCAACTGTATCACTCGCCCCAGGCTACAAGAATCTTTTGGTATATGGTCTTTGTGAGTATCTGGCTCCTGAGTTCGGTGTGGCTGTTCCTCAAGAGGTGCTTAAAATTACGCGAGCAGTTAAGCAGCGTGTTAAACGTAAAAACCTACCGACACCTGTGTCGCAAATTGAACCAGCTGCGTTTGAAGTTGGTCGCGCTTTTAACATCTTCTTGGGCGATTAGATGAGATACAATTTATTCGGTGTAGGGCAGAAAGGTAAAGCGCCTGACGTATCCGCGCAACGTCGTCTTAATCTGTACATGGACGTGCAGCCGCAAGAGGACAAGGTGCGCTACAGTTTTCATCCTACGCCTGGACTCACTACGTTTGCAGACTTTGAATCCAGCTCTCCATGCAGAGGTATGCTTGCGGTCGAGAATCTATTATACGTTGTACAGGGTGGCACGCTATGGGAGATAAACGCCGCAGGCACCAAGACAAGTCGCGGCACGTTAAATACAACAGGCGGGCGCGTTGGTATGGCCTACAACCACGTCGGTGTCGTGATGATAACGGATGGCACTAACGGCTACTACTACACGATATCGGGTCCGACGTTCGCAGTGATCACGGACTCAAGTTACGAGGACGCATCGAGCACAGTCATCTTCCACGACGGATATTTCATCGTACCAAAAGCAGGGACGGGTGAGTTCTACCTATCAAGCCTAGACGCAACCGATGTTGCTAACTCATGGGACGGTAACGACTTTGCAACCGCAGAGAAGTCACCCGATGACATTGTGCGTAACTTCGAGAATAACACCGACATCATGCTATGTGGCACCAGCTCTATCGAGTTCTGGAATAACACAGGCAGTGGCACACCACCCTACTCGCGCATCACAGGGGGCGTTATTGAAGTAGGGCTTGCAGCTAAGTGGAGCATCGCAAAGTTTGGCGAGTCTGAGGTTATTATGCTCGCAGAGAATGCTGACCAAGGCGATGTGTTTGTTGCCAAGTTCAACGGGTTCAACTTCCAAGATGTAACTGGCACTGAATTAGCTACAGAGATAAACGCATACTCGACTATTAGTGACGCAAGTGGCTTTGCCTATTCAAAAGAAGGGCACCCGTTCTATCAGCTTAACTTTCCGACCGAAGGTAAGAGTTGGCTATACGACGGCAAGACAAACATCTGGAGTCAGTTACAACATGGCTCTGTTGGCGCTCGTCACCGTGCAGAGTTCGGTGTGAACTACCGTGGCAAGTTCTACGTATCAGATTATGACGTAGGTAAGATTTACACGTTAGATGCAACATCGCAGACAGATGACTCAGAGCCTATCGTGCGTGAGATTGTAAGCAAGCACATTTTTGATGAAAAGTACGTGCAGATATCGCGCGTATGGCTAGACCTACGCACCGGCACCGCGCTAGCGACTGGGCAAGGTAGCGACCCCGTTATGATGATGGAAATATCCAAGGACGGGGGTAACAGTTGGGGTAATGAGCACTTCGCCGGTATGGGTAAGCGCGGTGAGTTCACCAAGCGCGTGCTCTACCGCAGGTTAGGCCGATCATACGATTGGGCTTTCAAGTTTAGATGCAGTGAACCAATAGAAGTTATCTTCATTGGCGCATGGGTTGACACAGCAGGATAATAATATGCCAAGACTAAATTTTAGACCACCAAGCGACCCCGACCTTAAGTCAAGGGTATGGGTTATTTGGTTCTCCGATATGGGCAGGACGCTCAACGGCTTAACAGAATCAGGATTAACAGCAGACAGGCCCACTCAGCTCTTGTTTGCGGGTCGCACGTACTTTGATACTTCGTTGGGGTATCCCATCTGGTACGACGAGGACGGCGCAGTTTGGGTCAACGCAGCTGGCGGAACAGTTTAAGAGGATGAGATTATGAGTTTTTGGGATTCAATAACAGAGTTTGTAGGCGACAACGCTGGCAACTTCTTGAACGCTGGCGTGCAACTATATGGTGCTAACCAAGCATCAAGCGCGGCATCTAAAGCAGCGAAGCAACAGGTCGCTTCACAACAACAAGCGATACAACAACAACAACCTTATGCAGCTATCGGAAAGCAAGCCGCTAATGCGCTCGGTGGACGTATGAATGCGGGTCAGGGAGGCTTACTACGCGACTTTCGAGCTTCGGACATGCAATCGGACCCTGGTTACCAATACAGGCTAGCAGAGGGCGCTAAGGCGATGAATCAAGCCGCCGCCGCTGGTGGTCGTCGCATGTCAGGTGGTCAGGCCCAGGACATGTCCGATTATAATCAGGCGATGGCTAGCCAAGAATATGGCCGTTCATACGACCGATATAACCAGAACAACATGCAGGACTACAACTACCTATCCGGTGCAATGAACGCAGGGCAAGGTGCCAGTGGTCAGATAGGTAACTACATGTCGGGTATTGGTAACTCTCAATCGGCTGGTACGGTTGCAGGTAACAACGCTTGGAATAATGCTTACTCCGGTGCGATGCGTCCGTTCAACCAACAACGACTAGCTAAGGTGTGGACATAATGCCAAGCAATCCTAACATCATCATGGGTGCTCAGGGTGTACCTGATACGTACAGTCAGGATGCACAGATAGCTGCGTCTATGATGAACGCTCAAGCGCAAGCGCAGATGAATGCGCTAGCAATACAAACTGCTAAGCGTGAAACCGACAACCGCACAGCACTTGCTGGCGGCGGAGACTTAGAAGGTCAATTACAGATTGCTCTCAAGCAAGGCGATATGGAAACCGCCGCGAAGATACAAACGATATTAAAATCTCAAGCAGGCGTGGGCAAAATCGGGTTTGAAACTGAAGACTTACAACGCGGGCAACGCGACGACAGCGTAACGCAGGTAAATAATGCGATTCAAAACGCTTTTCAAAACGGTGCTTTAGCTCCTGGCGATGTGCCAGGGATGCAGGCTATCGTGCAGCAATTAGCACGATCAGGTGTAGTGCCGCCAGACATGCTTGAAATGGCAATGACGCAGCCGCAACAGTTTGGCGCAATGATAAGTGGCGGTCGCGATGCGTCCGAACAGCAGCGATTAGCAACCGCCGACGCCGCACAAGTGTCGCGCCAACAAACAGCCGACGCAGCAACATCGAGAGCGGCAACTGACACCGCTAGGTTTGAAGCTGATTATGGAAAGACTGTGCGAGGAACGGTTACACCCATGCCCAGCGAGCCTACCGTACAATCGCCCGTAGAAGTCTCTAATGATCTTGTAGATATGCAGCAGGCCAGAGATGCACGCGCTCAACTACCGGAAGGTGCAAAAGACTACACAGGTACAGGCGCGATGCGTCCCGACCCTAGCCTTCCGAAATTCCAAGGGGTGGAGGGGCAAAAATTACTTAATAAAACTAACGCTCAATTTGACGCAAGCAACCCTCACGCTGTTATCACGGCGGAATTGCGGGCCAAAGATTCTTTTGACCGAACCAAAGCAATAGGGCAAGGGGTGGCAAGCACTAGAGACTTGAGAGCTAAGACGCGGTTAATCACGGGTCTACTGAAGGATTATAATGGCGGCGCTGGTGTGCAAACGCTCACGAAACTAAAAAGTCTCGGTGAATCAATGTTCGGTATGAATTTCGATGGACTAAAAGACGCTGAAGCCGCAAACGCTATCTCTAATCAAATAGCATTGCAATTACGCGGCACAGGCGAAGGCGCTGGTATGCCAGGTGCAATGTCTGATAAAGATAGAGAGTTCTTGATAGGGATGGTGCCAGGGATTGCTATGACTCCGCAAGGTAGAGAGGTTTTGACAAAAGCATACGAGATAAACTACCAGC